GTCTGTATACTGCTCACAATAAATATATAGCAATATATCGCTCGTGTGCGTGAAAATACCGATGCCTTCCCTATTTAGATAGGTATCGTCGCAACTGACTGTTGGAAATTTGGAGCACAACAAATGTGTATCTGTTACACTAGGCGAACTAACTGCGCTCACATCTCCCATCAAATTGCGGTTGAGCGCGCGTGCTAACCGATATTGCTTTTTATCGGCGGTCTGTGTGTCCGACACTTGCCATGCCTCTGTACCGTCCAGTGTAACCAGCTTTCTGTCGATCGCCAGCTCACCGGTCTGCCAATTGTAAGAGCCGCCATAGACCGTCTGCCCCAGCTGGGCGGTAAATTGCCCGTCGTTTCGCCATAGCTTCACTTCCGAATGCCCGGTAATGGGACGGACGTTGCCGGTAACAGTATGGGAAAGGCGATATTCGACATCCTCCGCACTGTGATTACCACCATCCTCCGAAGTAATATCTATTGGGAATGACAATTCTATTCGATAGATCTGTTCGTCGGCCGGTGTAAATTCAACCGAATCGTATTCATATTCGACAATCGCTTCATTGCTTTCGTCGTAGATAGATATTGAAGGGGACAGATATGGTGCGCTGAATTCATAGGTTATTCCAGCTAGCAACCTATTAGTCGTAAGTTCCATCAATACTCCATCGAAACTTTGTACAGTAAGGGAATCGATAATTACTCCACCTGGACTTGGGTTGCCCTCTCCCTCCTGCACCGGTTGGATCTGAGATACCACGCTCAGCGGATACCCTTCCACCGGATGGCAGCTGACCACGCTGTCGCTTTCGGTAAAGGAAGGGCACAGCTTATCAATGATCCCCTTCTGCGCTGCTTCCAACGTCTCGCTGGTCACCAATTCTTTGCCATAAAGCAACGTTCCGTCACGGGTAATGTAGATGTTGTAGACCGCATCATCTGTCTCTCCACAATAATTGAACTCCGCATAGCTTTCAGTTGCTTTGGCTAGTGTGAAGTAGTCATTTTGATACAGTAACACGACCGTGCCCCGTGTTGCCACGTGATTGTAAATATCCGTTGCGTTATGGCTTGTACGCTCTCCCTGCTCATCGTATGTAACACGCAGTGTCTTGCCATTGATCGCGTTGTTGATCTTCTGACTGGACCAGGTTGCATCCGCCGACACTGCACCGTCCTCAATATTTACTTTGCCCGGCTCGCCCTGCGGTCCTTGCGCGCCTTGTGGTCCTTGGGGTCCTTGTATTCCCTGGGGTCCCTTTTCTCCCTGGACACCTCGCTCACCTTGCGGACCCTGCAACCCCTGTTCGCCTTTCGGACCTCTGATATTAGCACCTGGAATATCCGGCATTTTTTCAATCGACTTACTCCAGCACAAATTTCCTTCATCGTCCACACTCGGCATATAATATGCGCCTTTTTCTTCCAACGCAGACAGCAGCAAATCATACTGTTTTACTTCTGTCTGTGTATACGCATATTGTGCCGGCTTCGGCATAGGCCAAACAGGAAAAATAAAATGCGCTACCACTTTGGTGCTTTCTTCATTCCATGCGAATGCATGCAAGTCAGCAACCGTCTGCAAAAGAATATTCGGTACTTCCACATACCGGATACCTTCTTGTTCATAAACCTCGCAGCCCAGGGCATTTGTCATAGAACCGTTGCCAAACTGCACCATAGTACAATTCTCTTCAACGATCAGACACTGATTCAGCTCCCACTGATAGAAATTCATACTTCCGTCGGTTCTTTTCATATCGCACCTCCTCGCACACAGAATAGCACAAACAGGGAGGTTGCAAAAACCCCCCTGTCGCGCATTATTCAGGCAGTCTTAATGCCATGGAGCGTCTTTGAGACCGCTTTCTGCCCAGCTTTCATTCTCCATGTATAGCGCATCTTTTTGTTTTGCTGTGATGGGAAGTGAATCGATCACCTTCAAGATCTTCTCCTTCTCGCTTCCGGGGACCGAATTTCCGTCCTTATCCTTATCGCTCTCACACAAGGCAGCCTTCTCGCAATATCGGATGTAGACCTCCAAACTGATCCCCGCAGGCTCAGCAATCTCCACATACTTTATCTGTTGACCGCCACTTAACCCGGTATCCGGGTACACCTTCTGGAAATCCCACTTCGTAATATAGTCCTGCGCAGGATCTTGATCTTTTTCCGGATTTTTCCCTTTTCCTGCGTGCTCGATCAAAATTCCGATTGCCTTATCTTTTGTCAATTTTCCTTCGAGATATTGCGTCTTGACCTCCGACACAAGAGCTGAGTTTGCTTTAGCGTCTGAATCAAATTCAGCTCTTATGCGCTGGATCTCCGCCTGATCTCCCCTAATCACACCACTGTACAGCCGATATTGTTTGGATCTATCTCTACCGGTAACGCCTTCCAGCAGCGCATTCACTGCACCGGACCACGTGGACTGCGGTCCACTACCAATGCCGGTCACCGTGATCCAAAGCCCACGTACATCCCGCATGATGTTCCCCAAAGGCAGACCAAATAGATTACAGATACTTCCGCCGAAATCCTCAACCTTTTTCCATGCCGACACATCCGGGTCATCTAATTTCTGCCATGCCTTGTATATATCTGCAACAACAGACATATCACTGCGTTCCACCGTATAACCGGAGCAAATGGAAATGATATCCTTGAAGAATGGTATGTACGACAAAGGATTAAAACTTTCAACCAGTTTACCCGCCAGTGCCTCAAGATATTTCTCACCATATGTTTCGTCATCGTCATCATCGCGCATGGCGTACACCACCGCCACCAACATGGAATTCAAAATCTGGGATGCGATCACGCTGCCAATAGCCTTCCGGCAGTACCGCCAGTCGCCACGCTTACCCTGCACCAACGCGTCAGCGATCATGTTGATGCTTGTTGTCGGCTCTGCCATAAAAGAGGTTACCATCTTCATGCCAAAAGACCTTGAACGCATCATAGCAGATTTTGCAAGCACCGAATCATACACCTGCGTATGAATCACGATTTCCGTAAACCGTTCGCCGGCAGCTTTTAGAAATGCTTCAGACCCCTGCCGCAGCTCTGGGTGTTTGTCACGAACCTCGCGTTTAGTCGCCTGCCAGATGGCCGTCCATGTCAATTCATCCATCTTTGCCGGCAGCGCTCCCATCAGTTCTTCCCGGTATTTCTTGTCAGTAGCTGCACCCTTAATCTTCTCCTTGAATCCTCGGTATTCCTTCCCCATAATGTAGTCCTTAGTGGAGCGGCCAACATCAGTATCAAAGTATCCCATTTCCTTGATCAGCGCAACAGGCGCATACTTTTTCATTTCCTCGGCAAGTTTCATCTGTTCATCTCCCTTGATGTTCCTGCCGATAAAATACTTACTATCCAGATAGGCTGCCGCCCTGGAGACTGCTGATGGCTGCTGTACCGCCACAGAAAGTGACATAAATACCGCCGCTTTCTTAAAGTCTGCCAATCGTTTGTGAAAAAAGCCTTCTGTCGGATCACTGCGCACGCCGCCATTAAGCTGTGTGATCAGCTGAGAAATATAACTGCCCGGATGTTCACCGTAAATATTTTGTAGTTGAGCTTTCACACCTTGGATATCTGTATCTGTCAGAGCTGGTGTCTTGAAATTAAATACGCGGTTGAAATCTTCCAACGGCAGCACAAATGCATGATACATACTCATTTCGTCCACATGATTCGTCCACACATCCATGAAGTTGCTCAGGATGATAGGATTTCCCGCCTTTGGCACTGTTTTCTTTGAGAATCCGGAATTCTTCAGCCTCACCTCGCCCGCTGCCTGATTCTGCGAAAACATATATTGTCCTGCAGATTTCAGTGGGAAGTATTTTTTCTCCTTGAACAGCTTGATTCCGTACATCTGCATGGATATCTCATTTCCCTTGGCAGCCATAGTAGTTGACAGATAATCCTGCATAGCATCAACAAATGCCTTCTGCTCTGCCGTCAAGCTCTCACAGACTCCTTGCAGCCGCTCCTTACTCAGGTTGAAAGCGTTTGCCGTGTTGACCTTGTACTTAACCGGAACACCTTTTTTCTTTTCTTCCACCTCAATGGCACTGTCGAATACAAAGCCGCCGCGGTCCAGATGCTCATCTGCCTGAGCACGTTTAGAATAGGCATAAAGGCTCATGATCTGTTCCAGCGAGAGATTAAAGGACTGCCCGGTATTGGAATAGAATCTATACTGCTTTTTCATATCCCATCCGTCATACCCGTATTTGTATGCTTGTTCGTGGAAGAATTCTCTTGCATGAGCAATATCAACTACCCAGATATCTTCACCTTTTCTCACAGAACGAAACAGATCTGACAGTGTTTTAGACCCGATCATCTTAAAGGCATATACCGGTTTCAGATCGCTCCATGCAAAAGCCTTTAGTCCCTCCAAAGCCTTAATAGATTTCACTGTTTCTTTACCCACAGACCGCAGTTCACGGATCACACTCTTTCCCATGCCGGAAATAGTTGCGTCCCGTTGAGCAGTAAAGGCTTTGTTTACATTGCGTACCATAGTCAAAATCATGGTGTACATTTCATAAACCTGCTCCAACTGCTGTATCGTCATATCTCGCAGCGGAGTGTTCCCCACTTCCGCGACAACTTCCTCCACGCGATTCATGATCACCTCGTCGTAGCCATTCCCCTCCATGGGATCTGTAGAATCTCTCAGCGTGCGGTATGCATCCTGCAGCCGCCGTGTCTGCTCCATAAATCGGTTATCAGCACCTTCCAGTTGCTTCTTTCTTTCAAGCAGTGCCTCCCGGATATCCGGATCCGTCTCTGACTCAATGGCAGCGTTCAGCTTATCCATCCGGGCTTGACGGTCAACGGTCTCCATATTGATTGCTTCCAGCGCACCGGTTACCGCCAACTGCAGTTGTTCAGGTATATGACGCTCCTTGCCCCCATTGACAAGAAGGCTATTCAATTCCTTTACCACATTCAGAACCTTATGCTTCATTTCGGACTTATCGTGCCGCTCCACTGCCTTCCTCCTGGATTCCCGGTACTCAGCCTCCCGCTTTTGGTACTGCTCCTCATAGTGATGCCGGGCTGCTTCTTGCCGTTGACGGTGAGTCTGCCGTTGCCTTTCTTCCATATCCCTGTGACGCTGGTAAACCTCATTCATGCGCTGATTGTGCTTACCCTTCAGCTGACGGATCTGCGCTTCATGTTGCCCGGCCACGATGTAGAGAGTGGAGGCATTCCAGTAACTGCCATATATCCGGTATAGCAGCTCTTGTTCCATAAACTCCCGATTATACTCGAATTCCAACTCACTTGTATCGCTATTGCGCAGCCGGTTGATAATATCCACCAGTTCACCTGGCATATCCGAAGCAGTAACATCTTCCTTGAACACATCCGGATACAGCTGTGATAGCTCATGCCACCGGGAATCCAGTGACATGGATCCCTCATTGGCAATGATCACACTGCCCATGAGCATGTTGCGGAAAGCGTTGTAACTTCCGAATTGATATGTCACCTCGCCTTTTTGTGCCTCATCAAGATATATCCGGCTCGTCCTCAGCTCGCTTAAGACCTCTTTTGCGTAATTGCTGATCTGCTTACCGCGCGCCACATGATCCATCAACCAGTTAACAACCGGTCGCGCCGCTTGACGGATACCGTCCCAGTTCAGATCCTCACTGCTTCCGATATACCGATAAAAGGTATCCAGCAACTCCATAAGCTCTGTCTTTTTACCCCTGGCACCTGCCTTTTCCATAAGCACAGATGCGGATACATCCAGCGTACTTTTTTGCAGATTTCCACGTTTGCCCTGTCTCCGCATTGCCGCCACCAGCTCATTCAGTCCGGCAACATCCTCACCCATGCTGGCATTCTCTTTTTCCAGAGACTCCCGTGCCGCCGCGTTTTTCTGATACCGGACCGAGTAACGGATATCCGGGTTTTTCCCGTCGAAGGTTCCCACATTATCCGTAGCAGATTTGATCTGTGTATTTTGGAAAACCATATATACGGTACCTGCGCCTGCTTTCAGAATCACGCCGTCATACCCCTGGGATTCCAGCTTTTTGACATTCAGCTTATATGCATCTGCTTCCGTAGCATAATAAGGTTTTTTCATTTGCAGGTAGCACGCATAAACGTTTTCCCCGTACCGCTTCCCCAGATCTTTCTTGTCTGTAAAGTAAAAGCCCTCACCAAGAAAGCTTACACCGGACGCGGATCCGATGTGTCCATAACTGAATGTATGGAATACTTCCGACGATCCATGATATACAATCCTTGGTGTACCGTCATCATTAACTACCTTACTATCATCCTTAGGCTGAAGACTGGAATCTTTTTGCTTGACAGCAGCAAATAAATCTGCTACAGTGTGAACAGTACCACCTGCAACGCTTCTAGGGCTAGCAGTATTCTGTGAACCCTTTGTTGCATAGTGGTATTTTTCTATGTTTTGGAGTTGATACGCCCGTTTGCTCGTATTTTCAGTATTGGGGTCATTCATTTCTTCAACATACAGCTTAATGATTTCCAATCCGTTGCCTATATCTGCCACGGCATACAGGCTATGCATCAGCAAAGAATTATTTGATTTTGCCCTTCCGACATCAACTCCACTGCTGTCCAAAAGAATTGCTTTGCTGATGATATCATTTATGTACGGCAGATACGCAACAGCAGCTTTGTTGAAGCTCATATTGTGGGACTTGGTTTCATTAAACACTTTTCCTGACACCTGAATATCCCAGCCGGTATCGGCATTCCTTTGGACACCTCTGCTGTCACCCTTTTGATTTGCAACCTGCACCTTCGTCTGATCATTGGCTCGCCAGTCACCGAACCAGGCACGGAAGAACGGCGACTTCACGCCCATCTCCTTCCAGTATTGCCGGGCAAACCGCTCAGTTGCCTTGATATTTGCAGCTGTGAACTGGTTAACGCTGATGCGTCCAATATTTTGAACGGCTTGTATTTCCGCATTGGTCATTCTGAATTGATTTCTCGCACCGCCCTCCTGGGTGGTGTTTTCTTTGCCTCCCTGGCGGTAATTCTCGCCGCCTTCATGCAGACCCTCCGCGAACACCCGCCGCAGCTGCTCATGGATCCCCTGCATCCGCTGTACGATCCGCCCCTCCGGGCTGTCCGGCTTCAGATCCCGGTACGCCTGGATGGTCTCATAGACCAGTGCCGCCACATCCTCGATAAAGGAACGCACCTTCTCATACAGCGACTGATCCTTCACCTCGATATCGTCCAGCAGCTCCAGCACTCTGCCGTCGTTCAGCACGCTCTCCATGGAGCTGGCGATCACCTCATCAAAGGCCTGCTCATAGCTCAGCTCCTCGCCCTTGGCGCTGTACTGCTCCTGCTTATGCTGCACCAGTTCCTGCACAGACTGCCCCATTTCCAGATATCCTTCCGTCAGGATGCCGCACAGGATCCGGTATTTCTCCGGGGACCAGTCTTGAATAAAGTGGGTCAGCTCATGGGCAAGGGTAAATAGCACCGTGCCGCCCATGTCACCGCAGTTCAGATCAATATGGATACTGCCGTCACTGGGATCGTACCAGCCGTTTTTGTCAGCTGCCACAGTCTGCCCCTTCTGATCCTTATAGACCCGCTGCCCCTGACTGTTGACGTAGGAACGGTAGAAATAGAAGGTCATTCCCTTCTTCTTTGCCAGTCTCTCTGCAAAGTCCACGCCTACCCGCTGCGCCTTGGTTAGCTTGCTTTTATCCAGCGTCTGACCGGCATAGCCGTAATGAACACCACCTTTTCGTATGCGCTTGGCATTCCGCTCCGATGCCTCCGTCTGCCGCTGTTTCGTCTGTTTCTCACCGGCAAACTGACCGTACTTATACGCCATGTTCTTTTGCATAGGATTCAGCAGGTTCACATAGCTGCCGCGCTGTGCCATTTCCTCCTGTCCGATATTCAGCTTGCCATACAAAAAGCCTTCCTCGACGCCCCGGGCAAATTCGTATGCCTTCAAATCTCCGGCACGGTACTCCTTCAGCAGCTGCCGGGCAGCCTCTGCGTTATCCGCATACTGGGCGATCACCCGCCACAGCTCCTGCTCACCTACATCTGAAAAGCTCAGCTCTGATGCATCGGCAGTACTGCCGTCGCTCAGCTTCACTGTCAGCTTTCCGCCACCGGCACTTTCCACCTCAGCGATCTGCACCGCATCGCTCCCCCGGAGTATTTGTCCCTCAGCGGAAGAAATTTCCCCGTTGACACCAGCCACATTTTCTGTTACAGTATTTCCAGTGAACTTGATGTTTGCAGCAAGGCTCCGGAGGCTATCCGCGACACCTACTGTTGCATCAAGTTCACTTTCATTTTTGGCGTATACAGTAGCGTCAGCCGGCAAAGCCTTTAACATGGATGCAACATCCATCTGCAGGTGAATGCTCGTTGCCTTGTGAACATCGTCGCCGTCAAACTGCGCGTTTCTCTGAAAAGCTACCAGTATAGGTGCACCGTCCTGCTTAATATCCGTCACAAATACGATAGCATTCCTGGCAGGATTGTTGATCATGATCGGCGCATTCCGCACACCCCTCTGCAGATCCCTTAGGTTTTCATCCTTGATGGAATGGGAAGCATCCTTGCCGCTTTTCGCCTTTGTAATCACACTCAGCGGAATGGCAAGCTTCTTACTCTCAATGCCATCATTTACCAATGTTGCAGGAATATCATCAAGCACCAACGTATCGTTTCTGGCTATATTTTTGCTATGCGACAACGCACCGCTGATCTGTTCCTCCCAGCTCATATTCTGTGTGCGCTTGATACTGTACTTCACACCGTCCTCCGGGGCGGTGTTTTCCGTTATCTGTCCCTGCTGTTCTGCCTGGACCTTCTCTATGGCGAGCTTGCGCAGTGCTTCCTGGTCAGCTGTAACCTTCTCCATTGCCAGCTGTTGCAACTTGCTTGTCACCTTATTGACACCGGCACCGGTTCCGCCCATAATGCCACCGGTGGCCATGCCGCCCACAGCGTCCCAGCCGGTCTGGATCGCCATATCCTTCAGCGCTTCCTTCCGTGCCTGTGCCTCAGTAAGCCTCGGATCCTTCTCCATGTACTCTGCCGTTAAACGGCTCAGCTCTGACTTATCTGCCATGATCAGCGAATCTGCGGCATAGTTGGCGATGGTGGTCATGCCCTCGCCGAAGCCCTCGGACAGTGATTGTTTAAAAAGCGCCTTCAGAATGCCATCGTCGATGTTTCCGATCAGGCTTTCCAGCTCATACTTTTCAAACAGATATTCAAACGCACCCGCCAATGCGCCCATAGTAAGCGCTTGTTCATCCGAAGCACCGTTTGCCGCAGCGTCCAGCATCGTTTGCGTTGCGGAGCTGCCGCCCAGCAGCAGTGTCGCACCGGGTCCAAGCACCGGTGAAAGAACCGCCGTAGCCGTGGAATCCACCATACTCATACCAAGCTGATACACATCGCCCCAGCTTTTCCCGTTCAGCAGCCGGCTCAGGATCGGATGCTCCGTTTCATCAAAGTGGATCGTCCCATGCTTTTCCGCCAGATTCTGCGCACGTGTTCCCCGGATGGTCGAGGACATAACAGAAGGAACCATAGCCGCACTGTTTGTGTCTATCGGTGTATAGTAATCACCGGAAACATCCTTGACGATCCGCTGACCGAGCGCATCCAACATACCGACACCACCCAGAAGCGTACCGGAAATGCTGGCAAAATCCGCAAGGGCAGGATACGCTTCTGCAACTGCCTTGGCATTTGCCGCTACATATTCCATCTTTCGACTGTTCAACGTCGGCATCAGGTAGCGAATATATGCCTTGGCAGCTTCCTCGCCCTCTGTGTGAAAGATGTAATTATAATTAGCAATCTCTTCTTGGGTCATATGTTTTGCGCTTTCATGCACGGATCCCCACTGCCGACCTTCTCCATTTATGATCCTATAAGCACTGTTCTGACCGTAAAGCGCAGGCCGGTATGCAGAACCCTCGGCATAGTCAGCGTTTTCCGAGAGAAAACCGTACTTCCTGCTGCTCTCCAACTGGGCTTTTTTCTGCGACAGCGTTTTAATCCTGTCCTGCAGCTGATCCATCTCCTGCAGCTCGCCCTTATCAAAGAAATCCGAACCACCCGCATTGTACAGCTGACTTCGTTGCCGTTCCAAGCCTTCCAGCTCCATAGAAACGTCAGCGATCTCCGTATCATAATCCCCGGCTGTCATAACAGAAGGCGCAAAATTCTCCAGCCACGCCTTTTCCTCGCCGGCTTCCATCCCGGCGAGGAGCTCTTTTATCTGACCATAACTTTTACCTCCGTACTTCTGCTGCCGGACAGTTTCCGTCTGCATCTGCTGTCTGAACGGCTCTGTAGCATGCACCACACCGACAGGAACACTCTGCATACCGTCCTGTTGCACCCGCTGTTCCGGATGCAGAAGCTCTTCCCCCAATTGCAAACGTTTCTGATCCTGTTCCTGTTTTCTGGATTGCGCCAACTCTCGCACATCCGCCCAGGTAGTCCCCTGTTGCTCGGTCTCGATTTTCTGTAATGCTAACTGCGTAAGCGGATCCTCTGATGTATGCGGAACAGTCTGTGTGCCGTTTTTCTCCCGCACCCGTGCCAACGCATCCCGGAAACTCATTTGACTGCCACCGTACCGTTCTGCCTCATGGGCGCCAGGCTGCGCCCCTTTACCCTCTGTTTCTTCCCTGTCTTTTTGCCTGCTCGACTGCGCATTTCTCTGCCGAACCCGTGCCAGCGCTTCTCTGAAGTCCATAATATGCCTCCTTAATACCCGGTCTTACTCATCACATAAGCCTGCAAATATTCTTCATAGGTTCCTGCCTCATGCTCACCGCCGTAGCTGTTGCCGCTTGCCTTGTGCCTGGACCATTCTGCGAAAGTCATAGGTGCTCCCGAAACACCGTTAGCAGACAGGTAATTCTTTGCTTCTGCATAGGTTGTTCCAGTAAATCCGCTAAGGCTATAGATGCTACGCATATATGCTGCTAGATCACTGCCGATCGTCCCGCTCTGTTCCAGCGATTGGATGTATTTCAGTTTCTGGGCATCACCGTTGTATTTTTCCAATTCACTTTTTATCACGCTGGGGATGGACAGTGCTTGACTGCTCTTGGAACTGCTCTTGGAGCTACTTCCGGTACTTCTCGCAGCCTTTTGTTGCTGCTTATAGTAAGTTGCGAATGCCGCAGCCTGAGCCCCGCTCATTCCCGCCGCCGCAAGCTCGCTCTGACTGGGTGTGTAGCCGGTGGATGTGATCAGCTCTGCCAGACGGTTGTAGCTGTCCTGCTCTTTGCCATATGCTGTCTGCGCATCCTCCCGGCGCAGCTGTTCCTCTGTTGCCCAGGCATTGTAGCCCCGATCATAGGCAGTGTCCGCCGCGCTTTGGGCACGGTCCAGCGCCAGGTTATGTTGATTCAAAGCATCCTGGTACTTGCTGTATTCATCCGCCTGCATCTGTACTGCCGCCCCCAGCTTGTCATTCAACGCCGCCTGATCGTTATTGTATTTACTGAGTGCCAGCTGATACAGCTCCGGTACCCGGTCATTGAGTTGCTGCAGCTGCCCTTGATACGCCTGCTGTCCGGCAGCCTGGGAATAGGAGCTTCCGTAACCGCCGGTAAGGGCAGCAGCCTGTCCCATAGTGTCCATCATTGCCATTTTCCCTTGGGTGGTGTACTGATCCTTATACTGCTGCCACAGCGCGTCACCGTTCAGATCGTAGGCAAACGGTTTTTGACCCATCACCTGGTCGTACAGTTCCTTCACCTGCTGGTCGAAAGTGCCCGCATAGGTCGGCGCCTGCGCCTGCACCTGCTGCTGATTCTGCAATGCCTGCTGATACACCGGATCTTTTGCCGCATCGTACCGGTAACTGGGCGCCTGCACTGCAGGTGACGTTGTATTCTGCGCACCGTTATCGCTTTTTCCCTGTCCGCTATTTGTAAGCGCCTTTTGCAGCTCCAGAATGTCCGTTGCGCCGTTATCATCCTTCATTCCTTTACGAAGATTATTTGTTTTTGTTACAGCCATTGCTATAGCCTCCTATTCTATAATTTCAAATGGCTCTGCGGAGATCATCACGATCGGCGTATCCCGCTTTGCGCTCAAACTGATAAGAAAATCCCCGCTGTCTGTCACTTGCCCCACAGAGCTTCCACCGGAACTGTCTACATATCCGTAGCCGGTCACTAGCCAGGTCTGAACCCAACCTGATCCGAAGGCGACAATACTTTGCACCGCATTAAGATCAGGATACTTAACTGTCGTTCGCAGCGTCAATGTATTACTTTCCGGCACACTCGGTGCCACACGAATGCATACCCCACAGAGCTTCCCGTCTACATTCAAATCCTTCCGCACACGCTGATTCCAATGCACATCCAAAAGATCATCCTCTGCGCAATATCCACCCAGTCCAAGTCCTTTACCGCCTGGCCGCTTATGCCGAAATACCCGTTCACTGGCAATGGATATTATCACCGTTGCCTCCTGGCCCACTGTGTCCACTGCATTGATCTGCACTGTATATGCTGTAGCCTTGCTGAAGGTAGCATTCAGCAGCGGATCCGTAATGACTGTATTGACATCTGCTGTTTCGTCCAATATGGTCACATAATCGGAATAACCTTCCGCATTCTCCGCTTTGTACCGATACCGGATCCTGCAAAAGTTATTTCGCCCGCCCTCCGTCTCTACCGGCGCATAAATTCTGGTTGCTTTTAACCTCAGGTATTCCCCATCATCTGCTGCGATTCCCTCGGACGTACAACGGTAGGCAGCTACATCGATCAACCTCGGCTTGCTGTACGGAAGTACCTTCACCGTCTGATATGCATACCCGGTGATTCCTCTTTGGTCCACAGCGCAGCCGACGATCTGCACATCTCCAACCGATGTCAGCGGTTCTGAAAGATACGGTGCTGCATAGTTCCGCCCACCAGCCGTCATGTAAAAGCTTTCAACAGCCGTTCCCAGTTTTGGCTCGGCGCTAAGCGCAGCGCAAACCCTTGACAATCCCTGCAGATACAATCCCTCGATGGGGGTGTCTGCGGTCAATTCCATTGTCACCGTCGGCTGTGTTTCCTCCGTATCCGGCACAGTCACCGTAAACACCGCATCCATCTGACCGATGAGCTCCGTGCACTCGCTATCAGCGTAGGTTGTCAGGGTCACATCCATGGTTGCCTGACTGTCCTGGGTGATCTCCTCCGCCACCGCCACAGGGAGCATATACCCCGTATAGCTATAGCTGCTGGTTCTGTTAGGGTGGATCTTTTCGGTAGTATGGCTCCAATCACCCAAGGAAAACGTCAGCTTATACCGGAATGCGCTGCTGTTCGGTGTCCACCGCACATTGCATTTGCTTCCCAGTACCACGTCATCCGCTCCGGTTATGCTGCTGGCTCTCGGTATCGTCTCCAGTTCTACATCATCGCCTATGGTCGTAGAGCTCAACGTTCCCTTTGCCATTTTACCGGTTGCGCTGATATGCACAGACATGCTGCCGTCTGCGTTGTGCTCTACCTTGGCAGTGTGGGTGATTGCCACAGTATTGCTGTCTTTTGTGATCGTGATGTATGCACCGGTTATTTCCTTTTCAGAATCACCGATGGACAAGCTGCCGGACCAATATCCGGCAGTCGTGTATCCGGAATTTGTACGGGAGTACGTAAGCGTTGCGGTGACATCTGAGTAATTCCCATTTATATTCTTCTCCGCTTTCCAGGTGATCAGAGCAGAAATATGTTCATTCGAGGTCGTTCCCTCAATTTTTCCATCAATTGCCATATCATACACCTACCCATCTTTCAACGCTTCCGCCGTCACTTCCGATCACTTCCACAAAACCGCCACGTGTCAATGCAATCTCGATCACAGCCTGCGGAATTCGCAGCTGCTGGTTAGTGATATATGCGGAAATCATGCCGTTTTCATCGTAGAAAGCCATACCGTAAGCGGTGAAGCGTGCGAATTTTTGAAACACATCTTCACCGTCCAGCTCTGTAGTCTGCCCGATCTCGACGCCGTAAACCGGTGTTCCCTCCGGAAGCTCCGGCGCTAACAGATCTCCGCCACCGTCAACGTAGTACAAAAGACCTGTCTGAATATTGGCTGTCACTTTAATTACTTTTTCAACCTCGCCCGTGATCGTTTGCAGGTTTCTAAAAAGCCGTGTGATCCTTTTTGCGCTTTCTTCGATATCCTGATAGGTTTTCTCCTGATATTCCCCAAAGTCCGATTTTGCCACATACACGCTTTCCAGGCGGCGTTTGATCTCTTCATAATAAGCATTCACGATCTCCGCCGATTTGATGATCAGGCTTTTGATTTGGTTAAAACTGCTCCCAGGTGATCCCGCAGCATCCACTGTTTCACCGGTAACCTTCCCACCGGCAGCATGGAGTGAAGCATTCCGCACCTGACTGTCACTCTGCGCTTCAACATTCAACTGCTCTGCCAGCTGATACAGATAATTGCGGATCTGTGTCAGCTGTTGACGCTCTTCTCCGCAAATTTTGGGATACGGTATTCTCATCGGATATCGCTTCCTCCCTCGATCGTTTTTGTAATGGAAAACAGCTTCATATCGCCTCTGCCTTCCAATCGCAGGCGCATGTGATCACACCGGACCGGCTTGATTGGAAACGTTACCGCCCTTGTACCCCGTCCTGCAACCGTGAACAGATGCACCCATCTCCCCGAGGAATCGTATTCTGCCCAACAGCTCAGGACCGAGCCGACAGGCAACTGCAAACGCAGTTGCAGCCTGGATATATACTTTCTGTCAGACATAGAAAGCCCCAGCATTCCGCTTTGCGCCAGCCACTCTATTTGCTCTGGCTTCTCACTGATGTCTCCGCACAGCGTCAGTATTTCTCCTGTACCATGCTTGATGGCATACAATACTCCACGGCAGCTGCAGAAGGTATCCACCTGTAGATCATCTTCCCGATGCCATAGCCCTTTTTCCGTATCGTATACAAACAGATGCCATTCACCGGACGGTCCCTGCATAGACACGTAATATTTGCTTCCGTGCGCACCTGCCACAGCGTTTTTGTACATTACATTCCCAAACGCTTGGGAAATCCACTCCGGCAGCGATCCGTCATATACGCAGATGCCTGTAAGCGATTTGTAATACAACACCTCGCCTACGATTGCAAGGCTCCGCTTGCACCCCTTCTGCACACCTCTGCAGGCAGTATCAACGATCTTATGCCCTCCGGTATCGCTGATATATATCTTGTGAAGATGGTTTTCCTTGAAGAACAGCGGGAATCCCATGTGCGCAATCGCACCTGTAAACGGACCGTCGGTGCCCACACCGGCAACCCAGCTATCCGTTGATATTCCCATGAAGCAGCTCCAGTTTTTAAAATCCCCCAGCTTGCTGCAGTAGATCTCATTCACAACCTCACCGTTGGCTGCAGGACCGTACCGGCATCCCCACAGACGGTTGCCGCATTCGATCACATGATCCATAATCGGCATTTTTCGTGCAATAGTGATCTGGTTGCTGATCGTGACTGCATTGGTCAGCATACCAACGATCATAATGTAGTCCTCGCCCTTGTCCCAGATCACCGCTGCACCTTCCAGCTCCTCCAGCTCCAATGTGTCCAGTATCTTGTCCCCGGTCTCCGTCTTCAGCTCACTGCCTGCAAGTCCCGTAACCGTTATGCCGTCATATTGGGAGAAAAGTGCATCAATGCCTGTTGCTTCAATTTTCACATAGGTGCTTGCGATCTGCACCCACATCCCGGACGCTTCAGACCATTGCTTCAGCGTATGCGGTGTCGTAGAGGTGTCGATCCATCGAGTTCCATCTGCCGGCTTTTCCGGTGCTTTGCTGTCGATCTCAGCCGCCACCGCATTTCCATCCGCCAGACACATAGAAAAGGTCACCGGTGTGTTTGTGGTAAACTCCGCTTCGATGCTCCCATAGTCTGCGTCATCTTCTGTATTGAAGTACTTTTTATCCGGCAAAATGATCACATACGCGCCCATGGACAGCAGCGTTTTCGACTGATCGTCAAGCTTCATGTCATACGCGCGACCGTTAAACACAAAATCCGTGCCATCCACATAGCACAGTGAATCCTTTGCGATCATGCCGGTTGGCTTCTCCGCCTGTACATATACCCCTCTGTGCTCCCTGGTAGAAAGCAGCGGATAATCGTCGGAGCACAAATTCTTCATATCAAAGAATTCTCCGTCTCCGATCCGCAGGTTGTGGTTATACCCGCCAAAAACCTCTGTTACCTGCCGGCTGGATGCCGGCACACGTAATCTGGGAAATGCCATCTCATAACCCCCTCAAAACCGCAGCCTTGTGCTTATAGGCATGTGCAGTCTGTTATAGTAATTCCGGAACTCCTCCCACAGTATCTTGTAGGCATCCGTTGCGTTGTTGCACCGATCCTCTTCCTGATTTCTGTAATGGATCTGTGCTTCAAGATAACGCAGATATATTTCGTCGAACGGTTCCGGTACCAAAAGCACCGTATCCGGATCCGTGTCCTCTTCATAACCATGGAAGGTAACCTTCTCCGCTCCCTCATGGGTATCGATGATCAGGACCTTCACCCGCTGATCCAGTCTGGAAAGCCAGCTGATCTTTTCCTTTTGTGTATAGGTATTGCCCACATTGGCATCCACCTGATCGATTGCTTCCCGAATCGTCATATACTTCCCTCCTGCTATAGCACGATTCCAAAAAAGGGGGCATCTCTGCCCCCTTTCCTTATGCTCGCTTACTGTGCATGTGCCTTGTCGAAGGCATCAATGACCTCCAGCATTTTCTCCTTGTTGTGAAGGATCTCCGCCACGCCTCTGGGGACATCCACCTCAACACCGCGCTGGATAATGTACTGCCGGCCATTGATAAACACCTGCACATCCTCCTTCGGTCCATTCTTGACCAGAGGGATCTTGATGCGCACCTTATCAGACCTCTGCACACCGTTTTCGGCACATTTCTGCTGTGTCTGCATAGCTGCAAGCGCAGCCTCTGCATCAGCATTCTTTTTCTCGGCTTCCTCTGCCCGGGAGATGGCGTTTGCTTTCGCTTCTTCCGCTTTCGCAGCTCTCGCCTCCGCATCAGCAAGCTTCTTCTTCAGCTCCTCCATAGCCGCATTCTCAGCCGCCTGGGAATTGTTGGTATTTGCCATAACATATCCTCCTGTTTATATTGGATCCTCGCAGGGGACGGTTGCCCGTCCCCCCACATTTTCCTGTCAGTTAGCCGTAACGAGTGCGGAATACTTCTTGCTGCAGCTCTCGATACGGACCATATAGTTCTCGATCAGGATCTCAGCAGTCTCCATAGCCTTCCAGCCAACGGTAGAACGCTGATCCAACGGGTCAGCGGTACCGGCACTGCCCTTAGGCTTGACAATGACCTCCATATTGCCGCCCTCGATGTCAGTAACACCGTAAGCGTTGGCGCCCAGGATCAGCGTAGAGAATACGCTCAGACCAGCAGGACAGCCCTCACCGGAGAAGATCTTTGCCTCGCTGGAATCCACAAAACGCACACCGCCGTACTCGCCCAACTCGCCTCTGTACAGATGTTCAGGATCACAGTACTCCTTGGGCTTGCGCCAGCGCTCGTCCTTGCGCAGATCGTAGGCAGCATAAGGATGGATGATACCCACATAATAGTCTCCGATTTTGGGGGCGTTCTGTGCCTTCAGAAAGGCAACAACCTGGTCAACCAGATCACAGGTCAGCACACAGCTGGTATCCAACGCTGCACGGGATTCCACCTCAGTCTCCGTGCCGTCCGCAGCCAGCTTAGGTGCGTAAAACACATTGGTGCCGCTGTTCATCACATTGCGCACCACAGTGTCCAGTGTCTGACCGCCCTGATTGCCGCACAGATCCGTCGTTTCCAGGATCACATTATCGATAGCGGTCAGCTCCAGCTGATCTGTCAGCATGACGAAATCACCGTACTGCTGCAGCTCAGCTTCCACAGTCAGCACATCCAAAGTCTGGCCGGGAGGGGTGATGCCTTCTGTCAGGGGCTGGGTTGCCTTGGGCAGGCTGGCAAAACGCCGGAATTCGATCTTCTTACCACCGTGCTTGGGGATGGGTCGCTTCTGACCGAACTGGTGGTGCACCAGATTGGGCTTTGCCAGCATGATCAGGTTCTTGTCATAAAACGTCTTCATCTCTGCGGATAAGCCGGCAGAGGTAGTGCTGTTCATCACATCATCTGCGAACAGCTGCAGATCCATGTAGGGAATATAACGCTTGAACATACTCATTTGCTCCTTTCGCATTGCCGGGAGGAGCTGACGGGTCATAATGTGATGCGTTCACCTCTTGCAACCCGCTCCCGGTATTCTCTGATTTGCTTATCTGTAAATTTGCTGGGGTCGACCTTCGCGGACACCGCGCCCTGGGCGCCGGTGCCATTCTCCGCAGGTCTTGCGGCACCTGCGATCACATTATCGGTCACATTTTTTGCTGCTCTTTGCGCTGCGTACTGCATCGCGCCCTGCAGGATCTCATCCTTGTGGATCACCTCAAAGGCAGTGCGAACATCCACGCCACTGCTGAGCAGCCGGGAAAAGTCAGGGTTTTTGATCTCAGCTTCCAGATCCAGCCCGGGATAGAACTGCTTCGCCTGCTCAGCCTGCTGGTTCCATTGGGAAACCTGCGCATCTGCCGTCTGCCTGCGCTGCAGCTCCTCCTGCTGCTGCCGCTGCATCTCCATCTGACGCCGCATGGAAGCGTTATCAACCTCCACATTGCGCATCTTCAAATAATCCTGCACATCGATTCCCCTGGCCATAGCTTCCTTTTCCACCAGAGACGTGTCGTTGCGGATCTTTTCTGCGATCGCAGTGTAATCCGTCGCCTCCACACCGTATTGACGTGCCAGAATATCAAAGATCGGGGCTGCCGCCTCAAAGCTTTTCAGCTGATCATTGGCAGCTTGCAGCTGCTGATTGACGCCCTTTAGACGTTTTTCAACCGTATCCTTCACCCTTGCATTGTACTGATCCTTGTACTCGCCCTTGATGAGTGTATCAAAAGCAGCACCGGGATCTGTCACCTGCTGTTGCTGCCCGGCGTCGGCAGCCGCACCGCCATCAGCGGTACCTGCGCCCGTATTTTGCTGCCCGGCGTCGGCAGCAGTTGCGCCCGTGGCTCCTCCCGCTGCAGCACCGCCACCGGCACCGCCTGCGCCATCCGCAAAAAGCTGCAGATCCACGTTATAAAGCCATAAAGTTTTTTTCATACTGCAAATCCTTTCTGTCCGTAAGTGGACGATCCTTATGTATGTGAAGGCTTTACGCCTTTTCACCATTTACTGTCTCCCGGAAGACTATGTACTCCGGGTATTGCCTTGCCAGCAGATCAAAACCATTTGCAACGGTACGAAACATCTGCGCCACCTGCTCGATAGCTTCAGGCACCGCCACCGCCGCCACCTGTGCAGTTCCGGACTCAAGTAAGGTTTCCGGAAACTGCCGCAGCTGCCCCTGCTCATAAAGCTGCAGTGCGCTCTGCGCTGCTGTATACGTAAGCGTGGATACCGCACAGCACACCAGATCCTCTCCTTTCGGTGCAAACCGTGCATGCCCATACACCTGCAAACAAAACGCTTTTTCACTGTGCACATATTCAACTGTCACCATGATTTATTCTCCAACTTAGTTGTCATTGCGAGCCAGTTCGCAAACTGGCGTGGCAATCTTCTGTACATTCTCTCGCAATGTCACACCGGTGCCGTGGACTCCGCCACACGCTTCCGAGCTTCCTTCGTGGTGGCCGGCTCAGTCGCTTCCGCACCCAACGCCCTGGCACCGTCCCCATTCATATCCACCTGTCCTGCAGGTGCGGTGTTGGGAAGCCCCATTTGTGCACCAAACGTGGCACTCAAATTCTGACCGGTAAGACGATCCACGATCTGTGTCAGTTGCATAATCTGCATTTGTGCCTGCTGCAGCTGTGCAAGGAGGGTTTGATTCGTCTTGATCTTGGAGATCACAAATTGCTTCCTGTCAAAGTCCATGATCTCCAAACAAGCCAGCGCCTGATCCGCCAGCTGCGGATTGAAGAATCCGGCATTGTACAGCTGCAATGCCATTTCATTCTGGCTGAGCTTGCTGTACGCGCTCTGCTTCTGTACCGATACCTCAATATCAAACAGCGGCAACCGATAGGTCTTCTCCATCCCCATAGCTGCCGGCTGCTCCTGTAGCTTGATTCCGGCATTGGAATAACTGACATATTCCGGCTTCCCGGAATCCCCCTGGATCCGGAAGCACCGTTCACTTTTATAAAACTGACGGATCAGCTCTATCACAAGATAGACCACATTACGGAACACCCGATAAGATGCCTTATTCCCGTCCCTGCTCAGCTTGCTGCCAGCTTCCTGCATTGCGGCGATTGCCGAAGCAGCGGTTACACCGGAAGATGTACCGCCATTGGAAATATCCCGGTTACCGGTGATCTCCTTCAGCTCCTCCACCTTATTCTGCAGAACCGTAATATACGTACCGTCCAGTCCGGTACCTTGGATCGGCATAATACTGTCCTGTCCCAGCTTTCCTTTGACCCTCACAATGCTGTTATTCAGGTTTGCAAATTCATCCACGTTAATTTCTCCGTCCTCACGAACAAAGTAACGTGGACGTGCGTTTGCCTGCAGATTCTTCAGCAGAGCCTGATTGCACTTATCGATATACTCCTGGGCACTCTTGCCAAGATCAACGTATCCAAAACCGCAAGGGCTTCCCTTCACCCGGAACATAGGATCAAATTCAAACGGATACCGCCCATGGGCGTACCAACCGGTTTCCCTGTATTCCGCTTCATTCTCCGATGCGAACAGCAGCGTCTCTCCAACAAATTTGCATAAGTGCAGTACCTGCTTTGTCCCTACATATTTCTTGTAGTACCAATCTACAACCAGGGACTTTCCATCCGTTTTGACCGTATCGTCGTAAACGTATTTACTGGAAGTCAGTACATTTCCCCCAAGCTTTCCCTTTAATTGCGGATAGCTTTGCTCCAGCAACTTGTTGTCCCACATTTCCCAGCTGAAAAAGTTTGGAGACATCTGAATGTCAGTCACACCCGGTTCCCAGAACAGGTTCAGAATATCCATTTCTCTGATATCCACATCTCCCAGTCCGTTCAGCTTGCCGGAATTCCAAAAAACACCGTACACACCCGTTCCGCCATGAAGCTTTGAATCGCATACACTGCTGTAAACCGCCTCGAATTCCGCCTGCTCAAGAACCACCGGCACAATTGCGGTAAGCTTTTCCGACTCTTCCTGATCATTCTTTTCCCTTGGCAGGATATTAGCCATCGGAAAATTATCCATCATGTCCGCATGCTTACCGGCAATTGCATTAAACAGCCAACCGGAAGCAGGCTCCACCTGTTTATCAGAATCTGTCCGGGTATAATCCCAATGCCGCAGCTTATACCACTGCTCATTTTCGATTATCCGTTCTTCCAAATTCTTCTTTCCCTCTTTATATCCCTTAAGCGTTTCTATCGCCTCATGGATCTGATCAATGCCGATCGCCGGCGCAACTGTCTGCGCAGCAGCTTTCTTCTGCGCATCCGTCACCATTTGGGGCAGGCGATGCTCCTCCATTGCCGCGATATCCTCCGGGCGGAGTCCCTGACCCTGTTCAAAAAGCTTATTCCTATCCATCTATGATCTCCATTCCCGGCTTTCTTGCCGATCGTCTTATATCCTCCCGGTCGATATCCAGGAACAGCTTCAGCGGACTGCTGTCGAAAGGATCCGGCTCCTGCGGCACCACAGGCTTGATAGGTCGGCTCATGCAGAAGTACCGCACCTCATCCGCCACGTGGTCCTCCCCATCCGTATCCAGATCCTCCGGCTTATGTTCGTCATACTGCAGAAGCGGCATCGTCCGGATGAATGCCTTGCAGTTGGAAAATACATACATTTGGGGAAATCCGTTTTCATCGAAGGCCAGCCGGTAATGTACCTGCATCCAGCCGGGGATCCGCTTGTG